GCGATCACGATCGACCGGCAACGGGATCATCGGTGGGTGCTGTGCAGGGCTTGGAATCGCGACGGATCGAGCCGCCTGATTTGGGAGGGGAAAATGAATACATCGGAGGACATCGAGCAACTCAGACGTAGGTTGAACGTCCGCCCGCAGTACACATTTCAAGACGCGCAGTTCGAGACAGGTGCGGTTTACGATGAGTGCGTGCGGTTCGGATGGGTTGCCTTGCACGGATCCAAAGACGACGGGTTTATGCATTTCCCGAAAAACAAACCGGCGACGAAACGGTTTTACTCCGAACTCAAACGAGCGTCCGCACCATCCGGAGGGACGGCGTACTATCTGTTTTGGAGCAACGAGAAGGTCAAAGACGTGCTCGCAAATCTGCGGGCCGGGAAGGGCGCGAGATGGGAGACGCCGGACGATGCTTCGGGCGATTACATCCACCAAATCGCTTCCGAGGTTAAGCGTGACGTCGTCTCAAAAACCACGAAGGCGATTTCGTCGCGATGGGTGCGAGTCCGGAAGGACAATCACTTGTGGGATTGCGAAGCGATGCAGACTGTTTTCGCGATATTCAACGGGTTCCTAGGTTCGCCGAGTTGACACGGTTTTGGATTCAATGGCCGGGCCCGACTTTTTCACAAAATCGCTTTTGCGAATTGCGATGGCGCAGGGCCGCGAGGTCTTGGAGAACATCGTCACCGGACAGTTCACACTGATTTCCGAGAAGGGCGGGCGGCAAATGACATCCCTCTCCGCCAATGGGAAATCGTTCTCGTTTCAGGTGGATCCGAAACTGTCGACCTCCGAGCTTCTGGCGCGTGTTGAGGAGGCCTTGGAGTTTTTTGACGGCATGACGTTGGAACAGGTCCAGCGCTATCTCTCCATGCGTCCAATAACCAAAATCAAAGCGAGGTTCTGACGCATGGCACTCGTGGACCAGTGGGGATACCCAATCGATTCAAGGCTGATCAATGCGACCTCGCAGACGACAGGCCGCCCGTATCTTCCGACGCGCACCGAGAGCATAAACCGGTCCGTCAATCTTCAGGACTGGCGCACGCTTCTTTCTTTATCGCGTCGACTCTGGGCAAACAATGGGATCGTCAAAGGCGCGACGGCCCAGAAGGCGATGCACTCAGTGGGGCGGGCGTGGAATCCTGTCTTCCGAGGGGCCGATCAAGAGTGGGGGAAGGTTGCTTCCGAGTGGCTTTTGCTTTGGTATGGGACATCGAATGTCCGAGGGGATGTGTTCGATTTCAAAACGTCCCTCTATCTCCAGAGCATCGCGATTGACCGGGACGGAGACCAAGGCGTTTTACTGACGGCCTCAGAGGATGGGATGTGGCCGATGTTGCAAACCATTCCGGCGCACCGGATCGGGCAGCGCAGTTCTACCGAAACCACGGTTGAAAACGGCCCGTACAAGGGGCTGAAGATTTCGCATGGAGTCATTACAAACCGAGTGGGCCGCGCCGTTGCCTATCGGGTTCTTGCGGACGAAGAAGGCGACGACAAAGACGTTTCTGCAAGGGATCTGATCCTAGCCTTCGATCCCGAATGGGCGGATCAACTCCGGGGGCTACCGCTTTTCTCGCACGCGCTGAACGATCTGAGGGACGCGGACCAGAGCCAGTACTGGGAGCAACTCAACCAGATGGCGAGCAGTTCGCGGACGCTGATCGAGACGAACGAAAGCGGGCAGGCCGATGTGAACGATCCGGCGGTTATTCTGAATCGCGGAGAGAATTCGGTGGATACCAGCATCGAACGTTTGGAAGGCGGAACGATTACATATTTCAAGGCCGGGACCGGATCCAAGTTGGAGCAGTTCGTTAACATGCGCCCCGGCGCTGACTGGGATCAATTCCAAGACCGGCTTGCACGCAAAGCGCTTCTCGGAGTCGGATGGCCGTATTCGCTGTGCTGGAAACCGGACGGACAGAACGGGACGCAGGAACGGGCCGAGATTGAGAAGGCTCGGACGACGATCTTGGACCGGCAGGAGCTTTTGAAGCCAGTCGCTCAGAGGATAATAGGCTATGCGATTTCCAAAGCGATCAAGTCGGGCATCCTGCCAGAGTACAAAGGCAGCGACTTGGGCGGATTCTTGAAATGGGATTTCACACTTCCACCGAAATTCTCAATCGATCTTGGGCGGGATTCCGCAGCGCGCCGCGAGGACTACAAACTCGGGTTCAAAAATCTGTCCGAGGTGATCGCGGAACAAGGGCAGGTGCTGGATCAGCACATGGACGCACGCGAGCGCGAAACGGTCGACGTTATCAATCGTGCGAAGCGCATCTCGGATCAAACCGGCATCGATTTCGGAACCGCGCTTTCGATGCTTCAGCAACGCACCGCAAGCGGACAAATCGGAGGCGGGCTTTCTGGCACTCCGGTTGAAATTTAATGACGAGTTGACACCGTGAAAAATCCAATGGCTTCCAACTGGTACGACTTCAAAGCATCCGCCGACACACCAGAAGGCGACTTGTATCTATACGGCGAGGTCGGCGGCTGGGGCGCATCGGCATCCGAATTTATCGCCGAACTCGCAAGCCGGAAGGGCCAGCACATCAACCTTCACATTCATTCCCCCGGAGGATCAGTGTTTGAAGGTCACGCCATTTTCAACGCGCTTCGGATCCATCCGGCAGGCGTCACGACGATGGTTGACGGAATCGCCGCCAGCATGGCGTCCGTTATCGCGATGGCGGGCAAGCCAGTTAAGATCGCTTCCAACGGCTTCCTGATGATTCATAACCCTTGGAGCCAAGCCGCAGGCGGATCCGAGGAGATGCGGAAACAGGCTGACGTTCTCGACAAGCTCAAAGATTCTCTGGTCAAAATCTACGCAGACAAAAGCGGGATGCCAGAGGAAGACATCGCTGCAGCGATGGACGCGGAGACATGGTTTTCCGCAGAGGAGGCCGTGGCCTTCGGACTCGCCGACGAAGTTTTTGAAGGCATGCAAGCCGCCGCTAAGATCGATCTTTCAGCCATCTCCGCAAAAGCGCCTTCCGGCGTGTTTCACTTCGCCAATCCGTGGCCAGCGCCGCAGTGGATGCGCGACAATTTCCGCAAAGGCCTAGACTGGTTTGAAAAAGGCTTCGGCGGCGACGGGCTCGCAGACTCGACGATTGAGGAAGCGCGTGCAATCGCTGGCGGCAATCTCGTTTCGCCTGACAAGGCGCAGAGGATGGCAGCATGGTTCGCACGGCACATGGGAGACTTGGACGGAGTCGAGGGCGACGAATCCAATCCGACCCCCGGCATGGTTGCACATGCGCTTTGGGGTGGGTGGCCGAAGGTGGACTCGGAGCGTGCGATGGCGTGGGCCGAAGCAAAATACGCGGAGCACGAGAAGGAGCAGGAAGAACAGATCGAACAGGAAGGAAGCACAATGGAAAACCCAGAACCTCAGAACGCAATCGAGCAACCACCGGTGCTTCCGGACTTCCAAGCGATGCTCGCAAAAACGGCGCAGGATCTTTTGAACGCAGAGGCACGTATCTATGGGATCTCAGAAGAATTGAACGCCGCACAAGCCAATCTCGCGACATCAAAGGCCGAATGCGAATCGCTCAAGAATGAGCTCGAAGCGGAACGCGCAAAATCCGCATCGGTGCTCGAACAGGTGAACGCGAAGGCGGCTGCGCTTGTGGCTCAAACTGGGCACGCTCCGGTTTCGATTTCGGCTCAGGCCGACGACAAAATTTCTCCAAACAAAGGAGTGAACATTCTCGATCAGTTTAACCAACTGAGACAGAGCGGAAAGTCGACCGAATGGTTGGCATTCCTTAAACAAAACCGCAGCGAGCTGATCGAGGCGGCGAAAACCACCAAGTAACCCAATCCACCCAACATGGCCAATACCATTACCGGCATCAACGACGATGTCATTTCACAGGGGGTGCTCGACGGTTTCGTCGCAGCCCTCCTACCTCTGCAGGCGTTCAGTACCAGCTTCAACGCTGATGCTGTAAAAAAAGGCGACAAAGTGTCGATCCCTCGGATCGGCGCTCAGTCGGTAGCTGTCGCAAAAGTCACAGGCGCGGACTACGTCATTCAGGACAACACGTCCGACGCAGTCGAAATTAGCCTTGGGCAGCCCGTGTACGTTTCCGGGGCTTTGGACGACGTCGAAGTTGCATCTTCGAGCGTTCTGAATCTCGAAATGTACGGCAAGCAGAAGGGCTTCCAGCTCGGGAAGAAAGTCGTGCAGGACATCCTCGCGAATGTGACTCTAGCCAACTTCGGCGCGGCATCATTCACCGGCGCTGCAACCGCTTTCGACGTGGACAGCGTCATCACTCTGGCGCAGGTGTGCGACACCGCAGACATGCCCGAGGAAATGCGCTCGCTGGTCCTGAAAGAAACCTATTACGCGAATCTTCTCAAGGATCAGACCGTGACTGTTTTGCAGGCCTACGGCACCAACGATCCTTTGCATAATAACAAGCTCCCACGCTTGGCAGGGTTCGACGTCTACAAGTCGACGATCATTCCAGCCAACGGCCAGAACCTTGTCGGGTTCGCCGTGCATCCTTCCGCGCTCGCGGTTGCTATCCGCTACCTCGCACCGCAGGAAGGTCACGGATATACCCGTGCAGAAGCCCTCACCGATCCTGCCACCGGCATCACGATCGGCGTGCGCGAGTGGTACGACGAGGACAGCGGCCAGAAGAAAAAGGTGTGGGAGTGCGTTTACGGTTCCGTTGTCGGGATCGGCGCAGGCATCAAGCGCATCGTCTCCGCTTAAGTCTCATGGCCAATTTCGCGATGCTTCTTGGCGTGGAGAATGGCGAGGCGAAGGTGCTCGGTGCTCCGAGCGATCTTTCCTCTGTCAAAAAGCGTTTTACATCTATCGTCATGGACGGAGGCGTCTCAGAAGGCATTCCGTACGACGAAGTGTGGCTCGTCGACACTGTGCAGGGGCGGTTACGCCGAAAGGCATTTTGCCACACTCCAGCGCAGGCTCCCGAACCGGCAGCGCCAGCGAAAAAGGCCAAGGCTTAAAGGCAAAATTGTAAGGCATAGCAAGGGGAGCATCGGGAAACTGGTGCTCCCCTTTTTTCAAAACCACACTAACGCATGAGCGAATTTTTTGACCTGATGAAGTCGGGCTTTTCCGAGGTTGCGAACGAATGCGGCAACACCGTAACGCGATCGGGACTGTCTGCAAAATGCGTTGTCACGCCGTTCACAGAAACACTCGCGCTGCAGAGTACGGGC